ACATGCGCCGGATCGGGATGAAGGCGTCCTTCGGGTCGGTGGTGCCCGGGTAGCCCGCAGTGCGGTTGCCCCACACCCGCCATCCGTTGAAGCCGTTGAGGGCGGTGACGATGCCCTGGGAGTTGAGGCTGTTGGCCTGCGGCTTGGTCAGCAGCGCCTCGGTGCCGTCATCGAGCACGGCAGAGGTGCCCGTCAGCGACTGGTTGGACGGGCTGGCGTAGGGCACGCCGCTCCGCGCGCTGTCGGTCAGGTTGGCGACGCACGCCAACACCGTGGAGAGGTGGTAGACGTCCGTGCCGTTCTTGACCTTCGGCCAGCACGCCGCCATGTCGACGGAGTCGAAGCCATTGGTGCTCTTCCACGCCGCGGCGTCGGCGTAGCTCGCGATGGTGCCGGCGTCGGTCGAGAGGTCCACCAGTGCCATCGCACGGAAGGCGCCATTGATGGAGTTGGCGATGGTCGCCATGCGCGCGGCCACCGTCGGGTTCTGCGACCACTTCGGCGCCAGGAGGAAGCCGGGCACCAGGCGCAGCTTCGGATAGACCTGCTCGACGAGCTCCAGGCCGGTGTAGACGCCGGCCGAGTAGCTGCCGATGATGTCGGCCGCCACCACGCCCGAGGGATCGAGGTAGTCGAAGGTCGCCGTCAGCGTGTCGCCCACCGAGAAGGCGCCGCCATCGACGATGGAGAGCACCGTGGCACCGGTGGTGGAGTCGAAGGCCAGGGTGTAGTCGGTGTTCAGGGTCTTGGTGACGCCGGCCTTCTTGATGACGACGGTGGACTTGATGATGCCCACCACGGCCTCGTCGGGCGCGCCGTAGGTCTGCAGCTCCACGGTGCCGTCGGTGCCCACGATGTGCGCGGCGTTGGTGGCCGTCGCCTTGTGCGCGCTCTTCGTCGGGTCGAGCACGTTCACGAGCACGATCGGCCCGACCGAGTACACCGAGAAGTGCGCCTTCACGGCCTCGTGCAGGGTCCACTTGTCGAAGTCGGAGGTGATCGGCCCCACCTTGGCCACGGCCTCGGCGAGCGTGTAGGCCACCGCGACCTTGTTGACGAAGGTCAGATCGCCCGCCGTGATCGGCGCGGTGCCGACGTAGACGGGCAGGCCCGCGGTGACGCGCACCGCCGGCACGACACCGGTGGGGACTTCATTCACAGATACGCCGTGTGCCATCTCAGGCTCCTTGGGTTGCGGCTTCGACGCGCCAGGGGCGCGGAATCGTCCAGTTGGTGGTGACCTTGCCGAGCCACTGCGGCCGGGCCTGTTCTTCGTCGAGCTGCCAGGTGAGCGGGCCGGTGTGCTCGAATGACGTCCCGGCAAGCACGGGCTTCGCGGCGAGGCTGAGGCGGATGGCCTCGATCAGCTCGACCACGTCGAACCAGCCATCCGTCGTGTCGGAATACGTCCCGATCACCAGGTCGACTGCGACGGTGGACGCCTGATCGGCGCTCTGCTCCGCGTCCGACCCCGACCGCGACCGCACCAGCACAAACGGAAAATCTTCCCATGCGAGGGTCTTGGGCGGCAGCCAGCCATCGCCGATCGTTGCGGCCCGCGTGTCGCTCTTGGTGGCGAGCAGCGGCAAGCCCGCCACCACCTCGGCCATCCGCGCCTTGATCGCCCGGTGGAGATCGAGGAGCGTGCGCCCGGCCGCGGCGCGGTAGCTCGCGGTCTCCAGCCTCGTCGGATCGCTCATGCCGCCGCCCCCAGCTCGCGATCGATCTCGGCTGACAGAGCCTCGTCGAGCACTTCGAGCGCCCGCGCCTCGACGGCCAGCGCCACGTTCGGCACACCGAGCATCTCGGCGATGGGCACCGAGTAGAGCACCCGGAGCTCGTCCTTCCCGCTCGAGGTCTTCCGCCCGGTGCGGGTGACGATCCGCGGCTTGACGCCGAGCTGCGCGACGAAGGCGCCGCCCACGTCCTTCGTGTTGCCGCGGAGCACGGTGGTGCTAAGCGTGGGCTTGCCCGGCCCGCCCGTGCCCGGCTTGCTGGGCGCATGCGGAAAGTAGGACAGGGGCAGCGACGGTGACTTCGCCCGCAGCGTCGCCGAGAGCGAGGAGGGCCGCGCCAGCTGCAGCGAGAGCCGCGCCTTCACGTCGGCGCCAGCCACCTCGTAGCGCTCCTCGATGCGCTCCAGCGCCTCCACCCGGGCGCGCCGGATGGCCTCATTGAGCGCCGCCTTCATCGCGCGCTCCGCGGCGCCGGGGATGCCGGCGAGGAAGCGCTGCGCGCGCTCGAGCTGGTCGGTGGTCGCGGTGATCACGAGTCGAACCAGCGCAGGCGAATGGTGAGAAGGCCATCGGTGACGTCGACGCCGACGACGCCGGCCTGCCGCGTGGCGGTCGCCGTCGTCAGCACCAGCCGCTGATCGACCACTGGAGTGGCCAGATCTTCGGAGGCCAGATAGAGCGTCGCATTCCACTGCGTCACCCCATCAGCCGAATGCTGACCCTGCGACTCGTCGAGGATGCAGCTCACCGCGTACGCGCCATCGATGGTGATGGCCTCGTCGAACTCGGCCGGCTTCCCCGTCTTGCTCGGGAGGAAGACGGAGCCGAGATCCGCGGCGAGCTGATCCTTGAAGTCCATCGCCGCCGGCTAGGCGATGACCTGGGCGGTGAGGAACCGGTTCTGGATCGGCACCGGCAGCGGGCGCGCGCTCACCTTGAGCCAGCGCACCGCGGGCTCCTTGGCGACCCACGACTCGGGGACGCGGGTCGCCGACACCAGCCCGATGGAGGCCGAGGCGCCGTCGCCGGTGGCCACGCCGACCGCCCCGTAGCGCATCTCGGTGCGGAGGTTCGCCGAGCCCAGCAGCACCTTCTTGGCCGGCACCATCGGGTCCTGAGCGCCGGTGTCGGGATCGATGTACCACTCGTTGTAGACGAAGAGATCGAGGCCCAGGCCGGCGAGGGTGCCGACGTAGCGGACGCCCTCGGGACGCTGCGCCGGAGCGATGCGGCCGAGTTCCATGCGCAGGAGGTCGAGTTGCGCCTTGAACTTGGTGTTGTTCCGCAGCGCCGCCCAGGCGCTCGAGCCGAGCACTCCGATCTCGGGGTTGATGCCGGAGAGCTTCGCGCTGGTGTCGACCCACTCCTCGAAGTCGCCGTAGGGATCGGAGTCGGCGTGCGACCACGCGTCCGAGCCGGCGAGGGTGCCGATCGACAGCGCCGCGTCGCGTGCGAACTCGATGGTGTAGTTCACCCCCTCGCCGACGATGTCGACCTCGGAGTTGAACAGCACCTTGGCGCACATCCACTCCTCGCGGCGAGCGATGTCCTCGTCGAGCTCGGCGAGGTCCGTCCCGAGCAGCTCCGCCGCGCGCTCGTCGCCCGACATGCCCGCGTAGGCGTGCTCACCGGGCAGACGGGTCTGGATGTCCGGCACGGTGATCGAGCGCTTCGGCGCCACCAGCGGCGGAGTGACGGTGGTGGTGCTGAACCCGATGCGGTCGACCTGCTTGCCCGGTCCGTTCGGGTTGACGAACGGGGCGAGGCGACGCGCGCCGATCTGCTCGTCCACGTCGATCCGCTCCGTGGTGTAGAGGCGCGGCGGGCCGCCGAAGAACGTGTTGCGCAGCCAGGCGCGCGGCGGCTTCATTTCCTTCAGCGCCGCGGCCATCGTGCGGGGCTGGTAGATATCAATGCTCATTTTTCTTGTCCCTTTCTTTCGGCGCCGTTTAGACGGCCGCGTCGGTGCCGTCGGTGTGGACGGTGGTCCGCAGGTAGATCCCGTGCGGGGTGAGCAGCTCGCGCCAGTCGCTGGCGACGTTGCTGTACGAGTAGATCACCATGTCCTCGTTGAACTCGCCCTCGACGTAGACGCTGGTCACCGCCTCGACGCCGTCGGTGGTGTCGACGGCCTCGGTCGCGACCCCGAAGTCGTTGCAGGTGGCGACGCCCGCGGCGGCGATGACCTGCCACTTCCCGGTCGCGGTCAGCCGGCCGAGCAGGGTGCCCCGGCTGAAGGCCTCGTAGACCCGAATCGTGGCCGAGCGGTTGACCAGCGGGCGCTGGTTGCCGGCGACCAGGTTGTCATATACGAACGTCTCGCTCATCGGACTCCTCCTCGACGGGCGTTGCCGCCCTTGGCAATGGAACTCACGGCCGCGTTCTCCGCGGCCTGGGTGGCTTGTTCGGGTGCGCCGGGCCTCACCGCGGCGGCGGCGGCGCTCTCGGCGCGGCGGGCGGCGAGGTGATCGAGGCCGGCCTGCTCGTGCGCCTCCCACGCGGCGATCTTCAGCGCGGCGGCATCGGTGGGCTTGTCGCCGTACTTCGCGGCGAGCACCAGCGCGACCGGCGGCGCTGGGGTCACCTCGTCGATGGCCTTGAGGCGGGCGCGCTCGGCGGCTGCGCCATCGGCTGTCCCGGTGGCGCGCGCGTTGACGGCCGCGGCCTCGCCCTTGTCGCGCTCGGCGCGCAGCTCCTCGCCGTGCTGAGCGCGAGCCATGGCCATCGACGACTCGGAGCGCTTCGCCTCCTCGGCGATGCCGGCGGCCTTGCCCTCGTCGAGCAGCGCGGCGAGGAATCCGGGGGCGTGATCGGTCAGCAGTCCGCGAAAGCCGGCGATCGCCTTCGGATTGCCTGCGTCGAATGGCAGGAACAACTCGATCGACTTCGTAGTGGAACCGTCATCGTTGGGCTGTTCGACGTAGGCGCAGATGATCTCGCGCGCGGCGGCGGCGCTCTTCGGCGCCAGCTCCCGCGGCGTTCCCGCCATCGCGAGGATCTGCGCCGGTACCTTCGCCCGCGGGAAGCTCACCGAGTTGAGCACCACGGCATCGGCGAGCGCGCTCACTTCCATCGGCCGACCGGTGCTCACCTCGTTGGCGAAGCCCGCGGCCAGCGCCTCGTCGGCGGTGAACCACGTCTCGGCGGCGAGCAACGCCGACAGCTCTGCGGCGCCTTTGCCGGTCTTCTCCTGGTAGATAGAGACCAGCGACACCTGGGCCTTGTCGAGCATATCGGCGGTGGCGCGGAGTTCCTCGGCGCCGCCCGCCACGATGGCCCACGGGTTGTGGATCATCAGCATCGAGCCCTTGCCCATCACCGTCTTGCCCGCCATCGCGATGATGCTGGCGGCGCTGGCCGCGAGCCCCTCGACGATGCAGGTCACCCCGCCCGGGTGCGCCGCGAACATGTTGCGGATCGCGATGCCGGCGAACATGTCGCCGCCCTCGCTGTTGATGTGCACCGTCGCGTGGGCGTTGGGCGCGGCGCCGAGCTGCGCGGAGATCTCAGCCTCGATCGGCGGGCCGAACCAGTCATCACCGATGACGCCATAGAGCGTCACGTCGATGCCGGCGCCGTCGTTGCGAGGGGCGAAGTTGAGGATCTTGGTATTCAAGGCGTGGCTCCTTCGGTCTGTGCGGCCTTGGCTCGCTCGGCAGCGGCGCGGCGGGCAATGTCCGGCGCGGCATCGGCGTCCACGCGGTGTTGGTGCTCCAGCACCCAGCGATCGCCGATCTCGCCGCCGATGGGCTCCAGGCCGCGCGCGGCCAGCGCCTGATCCACGGTCACGATCGACGCGACCGCGTCCGGCGAGAGGAAGACGGCCGACTGCGCGCCGGCACTGGAGCCAGCCGGCGATGCGGCCGCCCCTGCGGTGGGTGCATTGGAGGACGCGGCTGGCATCGGGGCCGCATCAGCGACACCGGCAGCGCGGCGTTGCGCCTCCTCGCGACCGCGCAGGGCGTTGTTCGCCCACCAATCACCCCCGGTGAGCGCGATCGTCTCGTCGGTGCGCGTCGAGAAGCCCTCCGCGACTCGCAGCTTCGCGGCCTCGACTTCCTTCGTTGGATCGAGTTGGCCCTGCGTTGGACCAATCCACTTCGCGCCGCACCAGGCTGCGCGCTTCAGGGGATCGGAGAAGAACCCAGCGGCCTTGATGTAGCCGCGCGCGATGGCTTCCTCCAAGAACGCTTCATAGACAGGCTGGCAGAAGCTCGCGGCGAGCCAAGCGCGGCCGACGGTGAACCGCTTCCACGCCTCGAGCAACGCCGCGCGCGAGGCGCTGTAGCTCGACGTGAACTGCATCATCAGCAGTTCGTAGGGAAGACCCAGGCCGGCGGCGATCTGCTTGCACACCGCCATGACGAACGAATCGAAAACAGGATTCGGTCGGGCCGGATTGATGCCCTCCATCTTCTCGCCGGGCGCCAGGCCGACCACGAGACCGGGGGCGAGCTCGCGCACCGAGTCATCGGAATCATCAGTGACGCGGTCCTCGTCTGCGACCACCTGGCCGAGCTTTGCGTCGGGCAGCTCGCTGGTAATGGCGGCGGTGAAGAATCCAGACACCACGGCGGCGGTAAGCTCGGCCTCGCCGTACCGCGACAGCTGCTTCATCTTCTCGATGACGGGCGCGAGGATCGGCACGCCGCGGCGCTGGCCGGGGCGGTCCGATTCCATCAGGTGCAGCACCACGGGGGCGCCGGTGATGGCGCCGAAGGCCTCAACGCGTCTCCACGTCTGCCGGCCGACCAGGCGCAGTCCGCCTGCGCCGATGTCGCCTGGGTGACTGTCGACGAACCAATACGCGATCGGCTCGCCGTGCATACCGACCTCGACGCCGCCCATGATGTCGGCGGCGGCGGGGAGGCGGTCGGGGTCGCAGACGATGTCTGCCTCGACTAGCTTGATCTTCAGTTCGTAGCGGTCGCCGGTACGGGGGATGACGGGGAGCAGTGCGAACACGTCGCCGCTCATGAGTTGAGAGAGACGGGCCAGCGCCTGCAGCTCACCGAAGGTGCAGCGGCGCGCGGCATCGCATGCCTTGCTGTCGGCCCACAGGGCGAACTCGCGCTCGACGCCGTCTTCCCATGCCTGCGCGGCCTCGGGAGTCAGCCCGAGATACTTGGCGTCGATCTGCGAATTGAGCCGCAGACCGGCGCCGATCTCGTTGGTGCGAATCGTCTTGAGCGCGCCGATCGCGAGCCCTTCGCCCATGCACAGGTCACGGGAGCGCTCGCGCAGCACGTCGAGGTTGTCGACGATGTCGGAATCAGGGCCTCCGGTGGAGGTGACCCATCCGGCCAGCGCCTTCTTCTTGTAGCTGGCGCCGTGCTGGGAATAGCCGCTGTTGAGGATCCGGCGACGGGCGCGACTGGCGGCGCGGCGAAGGCCCCACCCGGGGGCGAGATCCTCGGCGACGGCGATGGCATCTCCGGCAAACTCCCGCACGCGATCAGCGAAGCCCATCAGAGATCACGCGGGATGATGCGGGTGAGGCGGACGCCAGCGGGAGGGCCGGAGGACAGCGCGGCGACCATGCGGTCGTACTTCTCAAAGGTCTTTTCGACGAAGGCGGCGTCAGCGCGCTTCAGCGTCCGGCCACCAATCGTGTATTCCTGCCCGCCCGCGATTGCGAGGAGTGCCGCCTGGTAGGCGTCGCGGATCGTGGTGGCAGTGGCCAGCGTCACGCCTCGAACGCTGCACTACTTGGCTATCATTCCAAAGATTCGATTAGTGGCAATTGCGCCGAATCGTCGGAGTCATCTGATTGCCGTTTCTTGCGAACTTGCCGTCTGTTCTTGTTCCTCTCGATCCACGCGTCGACTTCGTCCGAGTCGGCGCCCATCGAGCCGGCGAACGGTGCGAGTGGGATCGGGTCGTCTGCCCTGTCGGCCCACGCCCGTACCTGCGCCTCGGTGACTTCCCACCCGAGGCGCTCGCAGATGTGGGACGTAATTCCTTTGAAGTGCTGAAGTCTCACCAGCTAATCCCCCTTGAAAGTACGCGGCGACGCGGCGGCGACGCCGAGGTCATTGCAGCGCGCGGCGCGCCATCCGGTATCGTCGGCAATGGAGCTGGTGGCGCGACCAGCTTATCCAGGTCGACGCCGTCGACAATCAGCGCCATCTCCATCGCGGCCGTCGCGTAGTTCCGGCAGTCGAGCGGCTCGTTTCGCTGGTAGACCTGCACCCACTCCGACACGCGACGCCCGCCTCGCATACGCTGCTTTCGCTTCTCGCTGCAGAGCCCCTTGAAGTATTCGGAGTCATATCCGCGGGTCACTTCGGCTGGGAAGTGACAATATCCGGGACCGGGCTCGGCGAGCATCAGGCGCGAGTACAGAGCATCCTTGCCCGCGTCGGCGCCTACGATGTAGAGAAGCCACCGCTCCTGCCCGACGATTGTTGGCTTGCCGGTGGTGATCGGGATGCCAGGGCCGCCTCGTCCCTTGATCGCGGCGACGCGCGGTGCGTGGCGCCGGCAGAATTCGTAGACCTCGTCGGCGCGGTGACCGCCCGAGTCCACGCAGCTGCGCCAGAGCGACAGCCGCGCGCCGCTCGGCAGCTGCCAAGTGCGCCCCAGGAATCCGGCCAGCATCTCCCACACAGCCGGCTGCGAGGTATCGCCGTGGAAGATCGCGTAGTGAATCCCCCAGCTCTGCTTCCCCGCGCCCCAGCCGACTATCTCCACCTCGATGCGGTTGTCCTGCACGTCGGCGCCGGCGGTGAGGAGCACCACGCCCTCGGGCACCTCGGCATCGTAGTGCTCCCGGTTCTTCTCGAGCGAGTCGGCGTGGACCTGCGCGGCCTCCTCCGACCAGGTCTCGCCGAGGCGCAGATTGAGGAACTCCTGCTGCCCGCGGCGGTCGCGGTCGGCGTGTGCCTTGATCCACTCGCGGGCGAGCTCGGCCCAGCGCACCCACGGCGAATAGAGGCCGCTGATCTGGTAGCCGCGATGGCGGTGCTCCGGATGATCGGGGATCCATTCGCCCTCGGCGAGCATCTCCGGCCGTGACCGCTCCTCGATGCGCTCGGCGCAGTGGCCGCAGCGGTAGTAGATGCCGTCGAGGTCGATGGCGCCGGTGGCGTTCTTGTAGATTAGGTTGCCCCACTGGAGCACCTGCAGCGTGCCGCAGTGCGGGCACGGCACGTGGTAGTGCCGCTGGTCGCTGTCCTCGTAGAGGTTGGCGATCGCCGAGAGGCCCTCGATCGTTGGGGTCGACACCGCCACGATCTTGCGGTTGTGGAAGTTGGCGGTGCGCTGGACTGCCTGCGCCCACGGGTCACCGTCCGCGCCGGTGGAGCCGGGCCAGCGATCGATCTCGTCACCGAGCACCACACGGATCGGCCGGGAGGCGAGCGACACGGCGGAGGTGGCCCATCCATAGGCCAGATACCCGCCGTCGAACTTCATCAGGATCTCGGTGTTCTGCCCATCGCGGAGCGAGTCGGTGACCTTGTGCGCCAGGGCGGGCGTCGCGCGGAAGGTCGGGACAATGCGCTCCTTGCGGAAGCTCTTCATCGCGATCTCGGTCGGCTGCACCAGCAGCATCGGCGAGGGGTCGGCGTCGGCGTAGTAGCCGATCACGTTGAGCATCAGCTCGCTCTTGCCGAGCTGCGAGCCGGCCATCACCACCACGCGCTCGACGGCCGGATCGCTGATCGAATCCATGGGCTCGCGCAGGTAGGGGACGCGCGAGGTGCGCCAGCGGTCGGGTTCCGGAGAGGTGCCGGCGGCCACCACGCGGTAGCGGTCGGCCCACTCCGAGATCGAGATGCGCGGGCGCGGCGCGAGGGCGGCGAAGGCGGCGTCCGACCAGGCGGTGGTCATTGATCCACGCCGCCGAACTTCGTCTTGTGCAGCGCCTCGAGCGCCACGTTCACCTCGTCGGCGATGAGCGCCTCGATGCGCGCGGCGCGCGCGTCCGGCTCGCTCGCCACCAGCGCTTCGACCTGCAGCGCCACGCGCCCTGGCAGCGCCAGCAGCTTGGAGCGGATGATCTCGCACGCCGCCCGCGCATCCGCCTGCACCAGCGCGACGTCCACCAGGTCACCGCGGCGCTCGCGCAGCTCCAGCTCGCGCTGCTCGGCCTTGGCCACCCGCTCGCGCACCTGGGCGCGCTGGTTGGCCTCCTTGAGCTCCGCGGCGGCCGAGGCGGCGGGCGGCTTGTCGTTGGCCTTGCGGCGGGCGGCGAGAGCCCGAAGACAGGCGCGGAGCGGGTAGGTCCCATCCGCGTTGCGCGGGATCACGCCATCGTTCGCGAGATCGAGCAGCACGCGCCGCGAGAGCCCCGACCGCCTACCCAGCTCGGCCTGGCTGACGTTGTCTTTCACCGCCATCGGTGGCCGTGGGAACGCGACAAATGCGCCCCATCAGTAGAGCCAGCGAGCGAGTCACTCGCACC